CCAAGCCAAAAGCTTGCGCGGCGTATAGAGGTAATCACTGGCGGCAAAGTAAAAGCCTCCGACTTTTTCGAGGTGTAGCCATGCCAAAAACACTAAACAAGCGCGATAAAGCCGTGCTTGCTGATATTGCGCGACGGTGTGGTGCTGGCAAAGCGTGCGAGGCAAGCACCGCCATGATTGCTTATGATGTGCGTTTAAGCATAAACAGCACGGCTGATGCGATTAAGTCTCTGTGTGAATCTGGGCTGATTAAAGTGCAAGCTGGGAAAGCTGCATGCGGTGCGTTTAGCTTGCGCAACACCTATTTTTTGGAGAGTTAAAAATGAGTAGTATTTTAGCGTTTGCGCAACGACCGATTGCGTTTTATCCTTGCTTTGTAACGCTTGCTGGCAGCATGAATGCAGGCGTTTTGCTTAGTCAGCTTTTTTATTGGTGCGGCGCGGTCAATGGTCGCAAGTTTTACAAGCGAGATGCCGAAATAATGGACGAAATTAAGCTATCAGAAAAGGAGCTGCGCACCGCAAAGGCTTTACTAAAAAAGCTGCCGTTTTTAACAATCACTGTAGAGGGAATGCCAGCGCAAACATTTTACGACTTTGACTTGCAAAAAATGGATGCAGAGCTACAAAGAATTGCAGGCAAAGAACCGCAAAAAGGGCGTGTTAAGAATAGCCCAAAGGGCGGAACCAGTACCGCCCTTTGGGCGGAACTAGAACCGCCGAAAGGGCGGAACATTCTATATACAGAGAATACTACAGAGAATACTACAGATATAGCACCTGCGGTGCAATCTGTAAAATCTGCAAAGTTTGATTATAAAAAACGGCTGTTACAAAACGGCGTATCAGAAGAAGACGCGGAGCTATTTATGCAAGCTAGAAAGCGCAAGCGTAGCGTAAATAACGAGCGAGCTTTTAACATGCTAGAAGCCGAGGTTTTAAAATCAGGGCTTACGATGCCGCAGGCCATAGCGTTATGCGTAAACAGAGAAAGCCCTTGGGCAGGTTTTAAAGCAGATTGGGTTCAGACGACAGCACGCAAAGAAAAAAACGATATAAGCAAGTTTGCAGCAACACCACGCGATAAAGCAGCAATCGAAAGGCAAGATGCACTAAACAAACACAAGCAATACTTGCTAGACCACGCAGACGATGACGACGATAATTTTTAGGAGACAGAAATGGAATTAAGAGACTTTTTAGGTAAATTCGAGTTTGAGCAAATGGAGTGTGATAAACATGGTACGCAATCGCGCGTAAAAGGCACTACAGGCTGTCCAAAGTGCGACTTGATAGCAATACAAGAGAAAAGCACAGAAGACGCTAAAAACGCATTAAAAGCGCATAGGATGGTTTGTGCAAATATACCGCTACGATACAAAACACAAGAATTTGAAAAAAGAGATGATGAGGCACGCGCAAACGCGATACTTGCAAGCAAGTTTATTGACGACGCTGGGGCTGGATGGGCGGCGTGCTTAATCACTGGAACGCACGGCTCTGGCAAGACGCTTTTATCGTCGCGCATAATATCGCGCTTTATTGCTAAGTACGCACAAAGCGCAAGGTATGAGACTTGCAAAAGCATGATAAACGAAATCCGCAGAGCTTATAGCACAGAATGTATGACAGAAGCAAGCCAGATTGATAAGTACGCACGCTATGACTTGCTAGTGATAGATGAAGTGGATGTGGTAACTGATAATGAGTACACGCTACTAAGCGAAGTTGTAGGCTTACGCTATGCAAACAATAAGCCCTTGTGCATCATCAGCAACAAAACACCGCAGGAGCTTGAGCGTATCATAGGCGAGCGTATAATGTCACGCATGAGTGAGAACTGCACGACGATTGTTTTTTGTGGCGAAGACAAAAGAAAAATGTAAAATTAGCTTTACTTTTCTTTTAAATGCTGTATAATTATAAACATCGAGGCAGCAAACACAACTTTTAGGAGAACAAAAATGAAAGCCGCAACTAAAGAATTATTGAAAGCATTTGTAAAAAACGCAAGCTATATACATGGAAGCAAGGGCGGAAGCTCTTATCGCTCACAGTTTAGTTATGAGAAACTTGTATTCTTTGCAAAAGAAAACAACTTCCAACACTTAGCAGGTGAATTAAAATCCTTGTGCAGTTGCGCAAAAGGTCGTTGGGTTTTAAAAAATCAACTATTTGATACTGTGAGTTGTATATGATTTACTTTTTATTAGCAGCACCTTTTATCGCCAGCGCGTTGGTGCTGGTGCTGGCTTACAGGAAATATAAGAATTATGTATAAATTACTTGTTATTTTTGCAATTGTGTGGTTCCCGACGATTTTGATTAGCTGCGTAGTTGCTTTTCTTGCAAGTCGTGCAGCAAGAAAACGCGCGCAAGCAGAAATTGCTAGGATGAACGCATTAGAACTTGAGCGTGCAATAATGCGTGAGCGTGCAATAATGCGTGAGCGTGCAGTAATGCGTGAGCGATACTTAATGATAGAGGAGATGCTTAAAAAATGAAAACATTCTTTTTGATTGACGATAGCGTAAAGCGCAACGCCTGCGCTGCAATCATGCAAGCAAACGCTGATGATGTTTGCACAATCAAGCAGAAGACACGAAACACCGAGCAAAACGCTAAGTTCCACGCAATGTGCAGGGAGTTGGCAGGTAAAGTGTGGGGCGGTAAAGTTCGCAGCGCATTGGAGTGGAAAGTATTGCTTGTGAGTGGGCACGCAATCGCGACAGGCGAGCCGCAAAACATGACGGTAGGACTAGAGGGTGAAGTCGTTAATTTGCGCGAAAGCACAGCAGCTATGAGCATTAAGCGCATGGCAAGCTTGATTGAGTACACGCAGGCATGGATAGCAAATAATTTAGAAGAGGTAAAGTAAAATGAGAGGGTTTGGATTTGTGTTTTGCTGTAAAACAGGCGCAATGCGCAAATGGTATCAGAAAGCTGGAGATGTAAAACGCTGGGCTGATAATGATAAACCAGTCGATGAAAAATAATTATTGTTTTTTTACAAAAAAACGCTACAATAAAACAATGGAGGCATTAAAAATGGATAGAGAGTTTGCACTTGATTTATTGGTGCTGTTATCCGAGCTTGATACAGCATATACTTATTCTGCCAAAAGTGGCGACTTTAGAGACTTGCCGAGTGGCGTAAAAGACAGAATAACAAGCAATTGCGCAAAATTGCGGCAAATTGTAATAGACGGTGACGAACATGTACCGCAATAAAGAAATACTCGAACATGCGCGCGGCAAGGCCTGCCAAAATTGCTGGAAGCAGGACGGCACAACCGTGGCCGCACACTCTAATCTTTTAGAGCATGGCAAAGGGCGCGGGATAAAGGCGCATGATTGTTTTGTAGCTTACCTGTGTCACGAATGTCACACAGATTATGATACGGGCAGCTTATCGCAAGGCATCTTTAACCGTGCCATGACTCGCACGCGGCAAATCGCAATTGATGCAGGCTTGATTGATAATCAAACCGTAGCAGATGTGTACTTTGGCAAGTACAGCAAGGTGGTACAACGCGATGCCTAAATTATTAAGCGTGTGGGAGCTGCCATACCCTGTAAGCACAAATAGATATTGGCGCAAAACAAACACGGGAAAGGTTTACAAAAGCAAGGAGGCTTTGGAATATAGAAATGCAGCTATTGCACAGGCAAAGAACGACCCAATAAAGCCGTCTGCATGGTTGCCTTATTGCGATATTGAGCTTTGCATCGTTGTTTACCCAAAGCAAAACAAAGACGGGAAACAATCAAAAAGGGTGTTGGATCTAGACAATTGCTTAAAAGTCGCTATCGACACACTGCAAGGGCTGGCCTATGTGGATGATAAGCAAGTTGTAAAAATATGCGCTGAGTATGGTGCTGCAAAAGTTGGCGGCGGATTGCTTGCGATGGTTTACGAAAAATGATAGTCAATCATGGCGATATAAAATCCGATATTGCATTGCTAAACAAATATGGCATTGCAAAACTAAAACAGCTTGGCTATAACGGCGTTATCGAGCGGTTAATAAAAGCTGGCATAATAAAGGTGTGATATGGCAAACGGGTATTATGAGCTAGTAGAAAGTATCGGCGAAGCCAAAGCGGACGCGGTGAGGTGCGCAGCCAAAGGGCAGTATATCCGCGTAGGTAAAGCAAACTTTGACTTGTTTGCTGGAGTGCTTGGAGAGCCAAAGGCAAAGCAAGTTCTTGCAGAGCTAAAAGGACTGATTATTTACTTCCCTTTAAGCGACGAGCGCGATGCGGAGCGAAAAGAGCAGCTTGCGCGGCAAATTAAAGCACTGGGCAGTAAAGGAATCAGTCGCAACGAAATAGCAACATTGCTTGGCGTATCATACTCTTTTGTTGCAAAAAGATTAAAAAAATAATAATAAAACTGTATTTTATGCTATAATATATATTATAGGGTCTGTAGTTTAACTGGTAAAAACAACGAACTCATAATTCGTCAGATGCAGGTTCAAAGCCTGTTGGACCCACCACAAAAAGTAGATTAAAAATGATTAAAAAATTAGCAAAACTCATGAAAGGGTTGGCACAGCGTTTGGCTGTGAACTAATCCGTAGATTATTGCTTGAGATAGATGTAAACGACTTCAGCGAAATGGCTGGTAAGCACATATGGGTTCATGGTGATGGGGGTGGATTTTCTTTTGAGGCAAAAGGTATTTCTGCCCTATATGTTGACAATCAAAAATCAGAACCAGTCATATTTTCAGATGTTTTGGCTGAATTTAAATGAAAATAAAAAGTTTATGTCACCTCGGACAGGTTCCACAAGCCTGTGACGGCTCAGCCGTAGGTGGCCCCAAATATGAGTATTAAAAATGAAAAAACAATGTGATAACAAAATAGATTATTGCCAACTTTTACTTGGCAGAGATTTGACAGATAGCGAGGTTGAGCTTGTTTATTTAGCGCTTGACGGCAAGGTAAGCGGCAAAACGCTTTCTTTTTTAGACAATATATATGATTATATCGAATATCTAAAAGAAGAGATTATGATGAATAATCTTAATGAAGATTGTGCAGAGCATAGGATTAAACTTGCAAAGAAAATACAAGAAAGGCGATTTGCAGAGGAACTAATCAGAACTGCTAAGGGATTAGCTAAAAAATGACACGCAAAGAAATAGAAGTAGAAGCACTAAAATTTTTTGAGTTTGACACCGACGAAAAAAGCACGGTGACGCTTACAAGCTGCATATTGTTTGCTGAATATATCGCAAAAAAAGAGCTAGAAAAAGCACAAGGAACGCATAATGCTTGAAATAACATATCTCAACACAGAAGAGCTGATACCTTACGCACGCAACAGCCGAACACATAGCGACGCGCAGGTGAGCCAAATTATGGGCAGCATAAAAGAGTTCGGCTTTACTAACCCAATACTTGTTGACGAAGACGGCGGCATTATCGCAGGGCATGGCAGGCTACTAGCCGCGCAAAGGCTAGGCATGGCAACAGTGCCGACAATCACGCTTGACGGATTAAGCGAAACGCAACGCAGAGCGTATGTGATAGCTGATAACAAGCTAGCAAGACGAACGGGTGTTTATGAACCCGCCATACGGCAAGGAACTCGGCAAGTGGATGAAGAAAGCCTACGAGGAAGCCCGCGATAACGGTGCGCTGGTGGTTGCCTTTGTTCCGGCGCGGGTAGATACGAACTGGTGGCACAACTACGCTGCCAAGGCTACAGAAGTGCGGTTCCCGAAGGGGCGCGTGAAGTTCGCGGGAGCGACCGCAAGCGCACCGTTTCCGGTAGCGGTGATCGTGTTCAGGCCGAAACTGTGAAGGCATCTAACACGGGGTTGTGAGACGGCTTAAAACTTATTAAAAAACTGGGGGCGGTTGATGTTTCAAACGACAGAACAGGCTTTAGAGTTTGCATTTAATACCATTGGCCGCCCAGTTGGCAGCCAATGCAGCCTTGGTAAGCTAGGGCAGCCTCGTGGATTTGGTGGGCTAACTGCTTATGACCTACATGCACAAGCTGCAATGATCATGTCACACTTAAAAAGCGGCAGATTATCCACACTACAATATGCGATGGTGATTTTCATTTACGGCGACGGCTCAGAGCGTGCTTTTTGTAAAAATATGCTTGCACAATATCTTTTTGACAGCCTGCAAAAGTCAAAGCTATCATTACGCGCGATGCACGGCTATGTTGACTGGTACTCACTGCGCAATACAAAATCATCCGTCAGTCTTAGGGAGGTCGCACGGGATGTGGGCGAATGCCATAACAAGATGCAGTACCAATTCCCTAGGGCGATTGAGCTTTTATCCCGCTTGCAGGAGCAATTTGAATTTATTCTTGATGATGATTTTATTTCATGCAAAATTGTAATAAAAACGCTTTGACTTTTTCAGCAAAAATGGTACAATTTTTCTATAATGGATATTTTATTGTCCAAAGCATATATTTATTAAATAAAGCCCCCACTCTCACGAGCTTGGGGGCTTTTTCTTTGGGATATTTACAATGGCTTTAACTGCAAAGCAACAACGCTTTGTCGATGAATACATGATAGACCTTAATGCAACGCAAGCGGCGATTAGGGCTGGCTACAGCGAGAAAACAGCGCAGGAAATAGGGTACGAGAACCTCAGAAAACCTCAGATTGCCTTTGCTATCAATCAGGCGCAACAAGACAAAGCAGAAGCAACCCAAATCACCATAGAGGGCGTTGTTAATGATATTCGCAAAGTAACAGATAAAGCGATGGAGGTCTATCTAGGTGATCCAACATCATCCAGCGCAGCGAATGCCGCATTTAAAGGGCTTGAATTACTTGGCAAACATATTGGCGCGTTTGTGGAGCTGCAAAAAGTAAACATTACGACAGAGGTCGATAGCGATGCACTCAGAGAACGAATCCTTAAGAGAGCAATGGCTAAGAAGCCTGACGATTGAGCAGGTACAAGCGGAGCTATCAACACTCAATGAATTTGAACTTGAGGCGCTTGCGCATGACTGGAAGTTTAACGCAAGAAAAAACCAGCTATTACCCGCAGGCGATTGGGACTATTGGCTGATACTGGCAGGGCGCGGCTTTGGCAAAACAAGAACAGGTGCGGAGACAGTACGCCAGTGGGTGAAGTCAAGCCGTTATGTTAATTTGATTGGCGCAACGGCTGACGATGCTAGGGATATTATGATACAGGGAGAGAGCGGCATTATGGCCGTTTGCCCTAAGCATGAGAGACCTGTGTATAAGAAAAATGAAAGCAAGTTGATATGGCCCAATGGTGCTGAATCACTCATTTTTACAGCGGATTCCCCAGAACGGCTAAGGGGTAAGCAACATGAGAAACTTTGGGCAGATGAGTTATGTGCATGGCGATACCCAGAATCGTTTGATCAAGCAAAGATGGGCTTGCGCTTGGGGAAAACCCCGCAAATCGTCATTACAACAACCCCGCAGCCGACAAAGCAGCTAAAAGCGATGATTGCAAACAAACGAACCATTGTGACACGCGGCAGCACTTATGATAACCGCGCAAATTTGGCGCAAAACTTCTTAGATACGATTATCTCAACTTACGAGGGCACACGGCTTGGCAGGCAGGAGCTTAATGCAGAAGTGTTAGACGATGTGCAAGGCGCACTGTGGACCTGGGCGATGATTGAGGGCGCACGCGAAAAACAAGAATTGCCAACAGTTCGCACGGTGATTGGCGTTGACCCTGCAGTAACAAACAGAGAAGACAGCGATTTAACAGGCATTGTGGCGGCAAGCAAGGTTAATGATAGCAGCTATCGTGTACATGAAGACGCAAGCATGAAGGATAGCCCGCACACTTGGGCGCAAGCGGTTATCAATCTGTATGAAAAGTATGGTGCCGATGCGATTATTGTTGAGACAAACCAAGGCGGGGAACTCATCAAAGAATTATTGCGACGATATGGGTTTGCTGGCAGGATAATTGAAGTTCATGCAAGCAAGGGTAAATTTGCACGCGCAGAGCCAATCAGCGCATTATATGAACAGGGGCTTGTTGCACATGATGCAGGGCTTGATATGCTCGAAAGTGAGCTAACAGAATACTCACCTTTAACTGCTAATAAGTCACCCGATAGGCTGGATGCGCTAGTGTGGGCATTGACTGAATTAAGCGGGAAACGACAAGCAGAGGTTAGGGTTAGGAGATTGTAAATGTTTAAGTGGCTGATGAAGTCAAGCAGGGTTAATGACCCAAAGCGTGAGCGCGGCAAGAGTATATTTATTGGCTTCGGGCAGACGCGGCAAACCCCGCGAGTTTATCGGGATATGGCCGTCGAGGCTTATCAGAACAATGTGATTGCGTACCGATGTATTGATGCGATTGCAAAAGCGGTCGCAGCTATTCCGTTAATGCTGAATCGCAATGATAAGCAGGTATCTAACCATCCACTTTTAAAGCTGCTGAAAAATCCCAACGGCAAATACAGCCAGACCGGATTATTGTACAGTGCAACAGCGCAATTATTGATTGGTGGCAATTGCTACATTGATGCGGTGGTATCTAAGCCGCTTGGTCAGCCATTGGAGCTGTTTAACATTGCGCGGCCTGATTTAATATCAGTGCATTTAGATAGCTTCGGGGAGATTGCAAGGTACAGCTATAAGCCCGATAATGGGCATCATCGGCAGGCAAGCTGGGATGTGAGCCTTTATGGTGACAGTGATTTATTGCATATAAAGGGGTGGCATCCGTTCGACGATATTTTTGGTATGCCACAATTGATGGCTGCTATGTCAAGCATTGATCAACATAATGCGGCTGGCGATTGGAATAAGCGATTACTTGATGGCAGCGGAACCCCAAGCGGTGCGCTATATTACGAGCCCCGCGAAAGTTATGAAGCATTGAGTGAAGAGCAATATAACCGCTTGCGCAAAGAACTCGATGAGCAAATAATGAGCCACAACAACAATCGACCATTATTGCTTGAGGGTGGGCTAAAGTGGGTGCAGCTGAGCATTAGCCCGAAAGATTTAGAGTTCCTAAACGGCAAACGGGTGAGCGCGACCGAAATATGCGCCGCATTGGGCGTTCCGCCTCAGCTAGTCGGAATTGAGGGCAGTCAAACCTATGCTAACTATGAGCAGGCCCGCCTAGCATTCTATGAAGATACTGTTATCCCAATCGCTAAGCTGATTATTGAGCGTTTAGATGGATGGCTCACTAAGCGATATGATGTAGGGCTTGTGCTGTCGTTTGACTTTGACGCAATTGATGCAATGCAGGAGAAAAAACGGCAGCTTTGGGCTAAATTGGAGGGCGTGAGCTTTCTCACAATCAATGAGAAGCGTAAGGCGATTGGGTATGATGAAATAAGCGGTGGCGATATGCTGTACATGCCAGCCAACAACTTGCCGATTGGCGCAGACATAGAAAGCATCATGCAGGAGGGCGCAATAAAAAAGCCTCCTACAGGTTTATAAAGTCAAACGATAGAAAACGCTATTTAGCCGCTCAACTTAGAGCGGCTTTATTTTTTGAGAAGACTTTTAAACCTGAGCTACAACAAGCCATCACAAAGAGCAATTTAGCGATTGCAAAAGGCGAAGATGGCGAGCAAGAACTCATCCAAGCACTTAAAAAGCTGCATAAGCGGGTGTTTAGTGCATTCTTTGCGCAATTTATGGACGAGCAGAAAAGCATTATCGCGTTTGAGACTAAGCGTGGCGTGGGTGATTATGTTGCCCAATTCGTCGAGAGCGAGACTCTGGCCAGAGCGAGCATGATTGCAGAAACCTCTAGGGAGCGCATCAAGAAGATTATTGCAGACAATATCACGCTATCAGAAGAAGACTTGCGCAACATGATTGTGGATGCAGAGAACGGCAGCATAGCGGCATGGCGTGCGGCCATGATTGCACGGACGGAGGTTCACCTAGCTCAAGTATCAGGTACACACAAGGCGGCTGTCGTGGCACAGGCGGACGGCGGGCTGGAGTATGACAAGGAATGGGTAAGCGCAATTGATAGCAGGACACGGGACGACCATACCGATGCAGACGGGCAGATAGTCGCATTAGATGCTGATTTTGTTGTGGGCGGCGAAAAAATACAAACACCGGGGCGCGGCAGTGCAAAAAATAGCGTTAATTGCCGATGCGTGGTGATTTACAACGCGAGGATTTAGGTATGAGCTTAGAGAGAAAGCAAATTGCAGGCTTATCGGTAAAGTCAATTGATGAGCAGGGCAACTTAGAGGGTTATGCAAACAAGTATGGCAACATTGACAGCTACGGCGATATTGTGATTGCTGGGGCATTTACATTATCAATGCAGCAACACATGAACAATGGGACGATGCCTAAAATGTTTTGGCAGCATTCGGCCGATTCGCCCATCGGCAAGTGGACAGAGTTTGAAGAACGCCCAGACGGGCTTTTTTTACGCGGAAAAATCAACCTCGATACGCAGCGCGGGCGAGAAGCGCACAGCGACATTAAGTTTGGCAGTATTGACGGCTTAAGCATTGGTTATTACACAAAGCAATCAACTTTTGACCCAGACAGCGGTGTGCGATACCTAAAAGAGGTCGATTTAATCGAAGTCAGTGTGGTGAGCATTCCAGCAAACCCTATCAGCACGGTGACAGGCATCAAAGCTGGAAGCAGAAACAGTGCAGCAGACAGAGACCGCATTATGAGTGCGATTGATAACCTTGTCGCGCTGCTTGATGATGAAGATAGAGAGCTACTATTCCAAGGGCTTGACAATCAGAACGACCAAAGCACGCTGGTCTTGTTGGTGCGTGCGGCAGAAAAATCCCTGCGAGATGCTGGGTGGAGTAGAAAGCAGGCAAAGGAGGCAGTGTCGGACAAGATAGAGCTTTTGAACCTGTTTAGAAATTCATTAAAACCCCAAAATCTTTAAAGGAATGACAACATGAGTGACAACATCACAGAAGAAATTAAAAAACTGGCGCATGACATTAAAAAAGACAATGACACCGCGATTTTAGAAGCAAAAAACGGCGCAGTGGCGCGTGCAGAAGAATTAAAAGCACAAACGGACAAGCAAATTGAAGCCATGCTGGACAAGCAAGAGCAGCTGGAATCGCGGGTAATCAAAATGACACGCCAGTCGCAAGTTGAAGAAAAACAGGAAGCAGAAGAAAAAACACTATTGTTTTTTAATACTGCACACAAAAGCTTTAAAGGCGAGGGTGAGGCAAATTCCGCCGCTTACGCTGAGTACAAAAAGAATTTTGCAAAATTCTTAGGCAAAGATATTTCATTGCTTAGCGAAGCTGAGCGCAAGGCCATGCAGGCGGGCGTTTTAACTGATGGCGGCTTTACTATTCCGCAAGAGCTGGACAGTCAGATTGTGCGCTTATCACAGGAGTATTCAAAATTCCGCCGCCTCGCCAAAGAAAAAACAATCAGTACCGACCGCTATGAAATCCCCGTACAAACAGGCGGCGCAGTGGCTGGCTGGGTGACTGA